AAAATTCCGGGTATGTAAACTTCCCTGTGTTTTAATGTAAATTTCATTGTGTTTGTCCATATATTAAATATTCAACTTTAGTGTGTTTTATGTTATAATAGAGTTATCACAATAAAGGAGATTTTGATATGAGTGATAACCTATACAACATTGAGCCACAAGAGTTTGCGATTCTGGAAAGGCATGAGGTAGGTAATTGCATAACCTATGTATTAGAGCCGATTTCAAAGCCTACTTGCTGTCCAGATTGCCAAGATACTAACTTCATCCAACATGGTATAAATCAGCGTAAAGCAAGAGATTTAAACGAGTTTAACAAGCTTGTTGGAATAGTTATCAAAGGTCACAGATACCGATGTAAGACTTGCAGTAAAACGTGGGTTGATACCTATAAATCCATTGATGATGCAGCCAAAATGACTAACAGGATGCGTAATTACATCATAGATCAGTGCTTGAAAACTACCTTTACCAACATCAAAAAAGAGTTGGATATATCCATTACTGCGATAGAGAAGATATTTGCCAAGTACACCGAAGAAATGGAAGGTCAACGACAAATAGTTGCTCCAAGGATTCTCGGTATGGATGAAACAATGCTAAATGGCATTTATAGAGGTATGTACGTTGATGTTGAGAACAGGCGCATTATTGACATTACATCTGACAGAAAACTGCGTACTGTCCGTCAATGGTTAGCTTTACTTCCAGAGAAAGAACGTACTGAATGTGCCACCATTGATATGTGGGGTTCATACAAAGATGCTTTGAGAATGGAAATGCCTAACGTATTTATCGTTATAGACAAATTTCACGTTGTAAAGCACCTAAATGAAGCCTTAGACACCATCCGTAAGAAATATACCGCTACGCTGACAGATAAGGAACGTAGGCACATAAAAGGCAATAGGTGGTTACTTCTTACCAACTCAGAGGAACTTGAAGGAATGAACGCTATGAGGTTACAAGATATCCTCTATTCGTTCCCAGAACTCGAAAAGCCTTATGTCATTAAAGAGGAATTTAGAAATATATACCTCTTTAGCAAGACCAGAGCCGAAGCTGAACAAGCCTTTGAGCAATGGAAAACCACCATTAACGATTACCCAGAGTATTTAGCCTTTGCCGATACAGTAGAGAATTGGCGAACTGAGATATTCAACTACTTTGATTTCCGGTTTACCAATGCTGTTACTGAATCACTTAACAAGGTATCTAAAGAGATTTCAGCACAGGGCAGAGGTTACAATTTCAATGTTCTCAGAGCTAAGTTACTATATCGGAACGAAGCTGCTAAACCTGCTAAATTTGCCTATCATGAACCGCAGCGACCATCTACGGGGGTAATGCAAGATATGACATTTACGTTTATGACTCCTTTCTTTGGTAAGAAAAAATCGGTTGAAGTTGGTGCTGGCACAGATATTGATATCCTATCTGAGCAAATAAGTGATATTGTCGAAATCCATCAACGTCTTGGCAGAATCAACAGATATGCCAATAAGTTTAAGTTTTGGGATGAACCCAAAGGAGATAAATAATGCAATACCAACAAATGACATTAACCAATGATGGTTTAGTCGCACAGCCCTTTGACGATGAGCCTGTGATAGATAACGAGTTTCTCTTACAAGACCGCATACAGAAGATTCAGCAAGTTATCAGCCAATATGGAGAAGATAACTTTGCAATATCCTTTAGTGGTGGTAAGGATTCAACTGTTCTATCAGCACTCATTGACTTAGCTCTGCCAGATAACAAAATCCCTCGTTTATATGCCAACACAGGAATTGAGCTTAACATGATTCGTGATTTTGTCTTTGATATGCAAAAACAAGACGATAGAATCATTGTTCTTACTCCTAAAGTTCCTATAAAGCAGATGCTTGAACGTGAGGGCTATCCATTCAAAAGTAAACAACATGCTAAATGGGTAGATGCCTACCAGCGTAACGGACAAACGCAAAGCATAGAGAACTATACAGCATCCGATAAAAGAGATAAGGATTTATATCGTACTTGTCCAAAAGTTTTGCTTTATCAGTTCAGCAAAGACTTTAATCTGCGCATATCTGATAAGTGTTGCCAAAGGCTAAAGGAAGACCCTTTAAACAAATGGCAAAAGGACAACAATAAGCCTTACGCAATTATCGGTGTTATGCGTGAAGAAGGTGGTCGTAGATCTGGCGCTCAATGCCTTGCTTTTCATGGCGATAAACTTCATGCTTTTCAACCTTTAGCTCCAATGTCCAAGGATTGGGAAGAATGGTTTATAAGCACTTATAACGTCAAAATCTGCGATATTTACTATCCACCATATAACTTTGTCAGAACTGGTTGTAAGGGCTGTCCATTCGCCTTATATCTCCAAGAGGAACTTGATACTTTGGAGAAGTTCTTCCCTAATGAAAAGAAACAGTGTGAGCTTATATGGGCACCTGTTTATAATGAATATAGACGACTTGGCTACCGTTTAAAGAAATATGTTCGACCATCTGAAAGAGATGCCGATTATTTCTCAGAGGAAGGGTTATCTTTAAGGCAAATGACAGTTTTTGACTACATTGAAAAAGAAGCTAATTAACCATTTATCGTTTATTGGAAAGTCCTAAACACAGCACTCTATCATACTAAAGTGCCTTTAGGATTTTCCTCTAAACACACTCAAATTGATATACCCAAAAATAGAAAATAGAGAAGAGGCTAAAGAACGCCAAAAAGCCAGTAACCGCGCGGCTGTTGCTAAGTATCAAGAAAAATTTAAACGTGTAAATTGCCGATTTGATCCCGAATTGTATGAAAGAATAGCCGCAACAGGCCAAAGCATCAACAGTTTTATAATTGAGGCGTGCGAAAAACGCTTAGAAGAGGGAAATTTTTAAAACTTGTGTCATGAAGGTACCATTAAACGTGGTATTCTTTAATTGTAATAACAAGGCTTCCAGCCCGTAGCCATGTTTTTACATATTCTATGCTCATAAATACAGTAACTTCCAGCGAAAAAGGCTTATCACATAGCGTGATAGGCCTTTTTGACTGGGAAAAAGAAGGGTTGAACAGATGGAAGACAAGAAAGAAGCGGTAAAAGTTAATAGAGATCCTGAAGAGGTTAACGGAAGCGTGCGGCCTGAAGAGTGTAGCGATCAACCTGAAGAACTTAAGCGATCTGAAGAGTTACCACGGCTTGATAATGGAATGATAGATATTGAAGCCTTAAGCGGCGGCCGGAAGGATGATAAAGATCGCTGGATTCTTCCCAATGAGATCATAGAACAGCATTTTAACGAACTGCCGGATGGGTGCACAAATGAAGCGGGTGACAAATGGGTATACAATGGGGGGCTTCTAAAGCAGGCTACCAAAGAAGCACAGCGCGCAGGTGCTTATGCTTACCATGCAAAGTTGAAGGAAAGACATACCTTCAGGGAAGCAATAGATATTATGTTGCGGGAAAAAGCGAGTAAAAGGGATATAGAGGATTTACAGCTTAGAGAAGACGCAACAAACCTTGATGTAGTTGTGG